GTCTTACCCCATACTTTACCTGCTATCATGTCAATCCTTAAAATTATTTATTGCAGTAATTACATTTTCTAACGACGATGGATTTTGATATATGTACAACAACATTGCACCTATAAACATCCACCAAATAGCTCTAAACATCTGACACCTTCTTTGGTCGATTTAAGAAATCATGATCAGGATTTTGGCCATCCATTTTACCACGACAATATGCAACTATAAATGTACAATAGTTAATCATATCTTTGGCGCTATCTTCGATTGATTCGAAGTTAGGTTCGTAAGTTGGATCTGCTTGCATTGCTGCAACAACTGATTGCATACGAAGCATTTTAGCGTGATTAATATCTAATAGCGTAGATACACCATTTGGATAGTAATCGGCTTGCTTGATACGAGAATGTTCATTCTGATAATCAGTACCTTTTTTAGTTTGTATTTCTGCACATTCTTGCAGAACTTTAATTGATTCTTTCATATGTAACTCCTATAAACATATTATACTATATTTAGTAAGGTTTGTAAACAGTTATTTACGCTGCTACTTTTGTTAATAAAGAAGCTGTAACATTCCAATCAGATAACTGTGTTCGAACAATTATATTTTTGATGTTTTTCCTAAGGATTTTGCCTTGAATAACACCGGCTCTTTTGCCAGTATCAAATTCAACAACATCACCAACTTCAAAAGAGCTGACTGCTTCTTTAGCAAGAATTTTTCTTCTTCTTCTAATAGCACGAGCAACATCGTTAAGTTCTTCGGCGTCCATATAAGATATTCTTTGGTAAAATGCTTTCATAAGATATTTCCTTTTCTTTAATCTTGATACTACTATACAGCTAAACATATGAGATGTACACAAAAAAAGGAGCCGAAGCCCCTTTTTTATTATTAGTGTGATATAAATGTTACAAATTAAGCAACGAAAATTAGTTCTTTTTCTTTAGCTTTATTGTCTTGAGGCAAGAATGCCTTTAATTTATATGGCCAACGACCATTCTCTTTACGATAATTATAAGCATGTTCTAAAACCTCATGTAATTCATCTAATTTATTAGCTACACCTTTTCGCCTGTCATTAGCAGTTTCACCATTACTTGGAGTTTTAGTATGTCCAATAAATTCAGATTCATGATTATCATTAGCGTTACGCTTTAAACTATTCCAAATCATACGTTCTTCTTTACCTTCGCCTAATGTAAATGAATGAACATAATCACCTTCTGGATTTTGAACTAATCCTCCGCCAAATTCATAACCATTCGCATCATTTTTCAGAAAATGTTTAATCTCAGTAGTAGTCCAAGTTTTATAATCAATTACTCCACCTGTTTGTTTAAGAGCTTCATTAGTCGCTTCTCGCTTCATTGGTTTGCCTATATTAGGTAACATTTCTTCTAATGCTGCAGTAAAAGCTTCATCTGTATTTGGTAAACCTTGCTCATGAAGTGCTTGTAATGTATTAGCAATACCTAGCTTGCTATGCATTAATTGAGGTGCATGATCGTTTTCCATTAGATTTAGTTTATATTCAACCATCAGCGGCATTGGACTATAAACCGCATATATCCATCGTTTAATATTTAAATTTTGAAATGCTGCAGCTCTATGAAATCCAGCAATAAGCCTCCAATGATATCGTTTACCATTATAAAGATTATTACACCTAACAACCATAGGTGGTCGCTGGTTATAATCAATACCTTTATCAATAGATAGTGCTAATGCTGAAACATGAGATAATAATAACTCTACACGTGTAGGATTATTATTCATTTCTGAACTATCAGTTGGTACGTATACGTCCTTGCAAGATATTACTTCATAATTTTCGAAAGTAGCGCCTGATATTTGTAATGGTTGCGCTGTTACCATATTTGGGTTTAATTGAGCCATAATGCTCTCCTTATATAAATTAACTAAATCATCTTATTAATAGGTCATAAAGACATTATATTAACTTGATGATGCTTATATTATACCGTGTTTTACAGAGTATGTAAACGGCATATTACTATTTATATTAAAAAAAGTTACATCTAATTGCCAGTAGTTGTATCTTCATATGTTTTATTGAATTGATTATTGACCATAATAAACGTTGTACATTTATTAAGTTGTTTAAGTTTATTAGCACCAACATATGTAAGTGTACTTCTTATACCACCTAATATATCTTGTAATGTTGCTGTAACAGGACCTCTATATGGTACTAGTACTGTACGTCCTTCACTACTACGATAATCTTTGAGTCCTTCAAAATGTTTATCGTTAGCTGTTTGACTACTCATACCATAGAACTGTATGAATTTTTTTTCTTGAGTTACACCCACTTCATTTGAGAAATATCTTTTAGTAATTATATCACCGCCACCTTCATCGTGTCCAGCAAGCATACCACCTAACATTACATAATCTGCTCCAGCTGCAAATGCCTTAGCCACATCACCAGGGCAAGTACAACCACCGTCAGCGATAATATGTCCATCCAAACCATGCGCCGCATCGGCACACTCAATAACCGCACTAAGCTGAGGATAACCAACGCCAGTCTTAATCCGAGTAGTACAAACTGAGCCCGGGCCAATCCCAACCTTAACAATATCAGCTCCATTTAAAATCAACTCCTGTGTCTGATCTGCAGTCACTACGTTGCCTGCAATAATAACAATATCAGGATAAAAGTCCCTGAATTCTTTTACGTATTCTATAAATCTTTGACTATAACCATTTGCAACATCAATGCAAACATATTTAAGTTTATCGCCAACTTGTTCATATACATCTCTAAACTTCTGATGATCTGCATGTTTAATACCAATACTCATGGCAACATATTCACGTCTCCAATCAGGTGCACCTGGTGCATCACTGACATCGAAAAAACCGACAAGATCCATAATACTATAAGTCTTAACTAAACAAGTAAAAACTTTTTGTTCGCCCAATTCATCTGCCATTTCAAATGTACCAACTCCGTCCATATTACTTGTCATGAGTGGAATACCTTGGTATGTGTTTCCATGCTTAAACTGAAACTTACGTTCCATACGTACTTCTTTTCGACTACCTAATGTACTTCTCTTGGGCCTAATCAAGACATCACTATAGTCAAGTTTAACTTCGTTTTCGATTCTCATTAGAATCTCCTTTGTTACATGTTTTTGTAAACATACTCTAGCGCTCTATCTGCTTCTTTTTCGATAGGACGATTTTCATACCAATTACCGGTTTCTGAATCAAGTTCTCTACATAATGCTGCAATCTCTTGAGCAGTAATTGGATATTTCTTTGAGGTTGCATTACCAGCAGTAGCAACCATGATTTGATACATCTTATAATACCAACCAGTATTACTGATTGTTTGATATTCCATTGCCAATTGTTTTGGAAAGAATGGACAATCTCTATATCCACTCCAATGAATATCTGTATTTGTTAATTGTTCTTTTCTATAATTTGATACTTGATCTCGTAGTGCATCAGGTAATCTTTCAAGAAAGGAACTACCTGGCTTTTTATCTACATAACTATGTTTGGCGAGTAAGCCATCAATATCAATACTATTACCAGCATTATGGAAAATGAAGTTATGAGCACCCTTATACCTCGCAGGTATATAATACATTCTTGACAGGTCTTTACATTGCTTATCGCCGACGCTCTCAAGTTCGGTGTTAAGGGCGAACCAGAAATGTCGAATTTCATTATCTGGTATATTTCTTTCAAGTTTGAAGATAACTCGGAACTTTGGCGCTTCAGGTGTACTTGAAGCAGTAGAATAGCAAACGTACTCCAAATGGCCACACCGATTAAATAAATCATCTTGTAAATCTCCTTCTACTATATAATCATCTATATCTACAGCTGCCCACCCAGCCCAAGAGTCAACATTTACATTAGCTCTTGTTGTATCTGGTTTGTAAATAGCAGGTGACATCAGCTGTGCATCACGCTTGCCTTTACGTTCAACTTTCGATAATTGAAACAACAAATCAACAAACTGTTGCCAGTCTGTTAGATCCATACGTTTATTCGTCTTATTATCAAAGACTGAATTAAATAATGTTAGGGAGATCCCCATGGTTGCCCTCATGAGATGGACCTTGCCATCCTTCTGGTTTAATCAAATCTGGCATACCGAATGGATTCGGTCTACTCTCTTTCACACCTGGCTCTTTTGCCATATTAGCATTGTGTACTGCATCCCAAGCTTTTTGAGAATCCATACCAAATACATTTAAAGTACCGATAGCGAATACACACATATCAATAAGACCATCAACTATTTCTTCTGCATTGCCATCTTTGATAGCTGCATTCGTTTCATCGACTTCTTCTTGAATCATAGCCATACGAAAAGCAATATACTTTTTCATAAGTTCTTTATTATTTTTATTCTCATACTGCCAATCATTTACACCAAACTTATGATGCATATCAGCTATATCCATTACCCAATCAGATGACATCTTCGTGATCCATTACTAATTTCATCATATCTATTCTATCTTGTGCTTCAGCCATTTTATCTAGCTCTGCTTGTATAGCTTCGACTATATCGCTATGTTCACCAATACCCACTGGTCGATTCATATATACGAGTATATTTGTCTTAGCTAATTCCTGTACTCCATGCGCATGCATCAATACAGCTTTATTTAATTGATTCTTCATTGTATCTCCTTTCGTATATTATACAACATTTGTTATTATATGTAAACAGTTATTAACCAAAAATATCTTCTAAATTAAATCTTGGTTCTATGCTCCAACCAACCGCAGTAAATATATCTTCGAGAGGATCAATAAAGGTTTTACTAAATTGTTTATCATAGTCTACATACATATGTAGCTTGAGTTCTGTCGGTAGATATTGAGGAAATGATATAACGTTTTCTTTTATCATGTTTGGCATTTTTAAATAACAAAACTTAATCTTTTCACCTCTACGTATGAGTTCATGTTTCTTTGTTAGACCAGCTTCTTTGATTGCTTTATTATATAGTAAAGCACCACGTACATGAATCGGTGTAGCCTTCTTATATATCGTCTTACGATCACTGAACTCTGATAGTTTAGTTACACCACGAGGAAACGATACGTTCTCAGGTGGCAGATTTTTAAATTCTGTTTTAAATGTTTTAATAAAGTTCTGTGTATTCTCTTCGGTATCTGTCACAATCATCTTAAATATTTCTTTGAACTTGTCACGACATATTTCTGGAGTAGATGACTTAATAGCTTCAATGCCCATAATCTTAAGCTTTGGTTCTTTATACTGTACACCTTCAGAGTTATGTACATTGAGAATATAACGTTTCTTTGCAGTCCAAATACCTTTATCGGCAATCACTTCACGTTCCATGACCATACGATTTACATAGGCATTCTTTTCAGTTGCCAGTTCGTCATATGCTTTATTCAATGCTTTGGTGAAATGATCGTTACATATTGTATCAAGAGTTGTGACCACATCTTTTGGTTTGAGTTTATCTACAAGTGGACCAAAGTTGACATACAATGAATCGGTATCGATAGCAATAACATAATCTTTATCTGTCTTCATGACATCGTTCATAGCATCATTCATTGCTTTTTCTGCAGTTAGAATAGATAACTGACCAGAAGTAGTAATACCTTCGGCTACGTTTTGATTAAAGTATCTGAAATACTTATTGCCAAGTGCACCATACAAAGAGTTAAGTAAGATCTTAATGGCCATCTGTCTATTCTCAAGACGATTGATTTCACGTTCTATCTTATCAGATGGATTGCGCTGATTCTCTTGCATTGCCTTGAGCATATCTTTCTTAATAGCTTTACGTTCATCAGAGTAATTGATAATAATACGTGGTAACATACCTTGAAACTTCTTAGTGAATGTAGCACCATTAGCAGCAACACAAGCATTCTCTCTATCACCAGGAGGTAGTAAAGTTTCTGGTGACATATTGTATTGTACAATAAGATTTGGATATAGGCTATTCAGATCGAATGATACTACCCAATCATGTGATCCTACATGCGGATCTTTAACATAACCACCAGGATATGGACCTTTAAACTTTTCTTCATTCGGAGGTGGAGCAATCTTACGATTGTATAAGTCACGATATATTATTGAATCCCATATGGCAGTCGTACCCATGACATCAGTATAGTTAACACCACCTTTGTATGCCATAGTCATAACAAGTTCGATGAGACCCATCTTCTCGTCAATACGTTCAACAAGTTCTACATCTTTTATATTATAATCAATAAACTTTTGATGATCATTTTTGTATAGTGTATGTAGATTACCATGTTCTTCGTATGATAGTTTCTGTTCACCAACAACTACATAAGCAATATGATCTAGTCTATATGATTCTTGTGGACCATACGAATAGCCAAGCTTTTTAAATGTCTGAAGATAATCGACAATCTGCATACCATATATTTCATAAAACTGTTGAGTACCACCTATCATCGCTTTAGCTTGACCTTCACGTAACCATTTCCATGGTGATAAGTTTTTAGCAGCAGCGAATGTACCTATCTTAGCAATACGATTAATAAGATATGGCATATCAAAGAACTTTACATTCCAACCAGTAATAATGTCAGGATAGTTACTAGTCCAATATTTAAGAAAACTTACAAGTAATGCTTCTTCGCTATTACATTTACGATATTGTACTGGTGCACCTTCGGCTGGAATATAGTCACCTAGACCCCATACATGATAGATGCTAGACTTACTACTTTTCAATGCGATTGAAATGATTGGATGTTCTGCAACATCAGGACTTGGAAAGCCATCGTCAGATGCAACTTCGATATCTATATTAGTAATATTAACTAATCGTTTTTTAAACTTTATTTCTTCTGGAAACTTATTTGTAATGAACTGCTGCACAAATCTTTCGTTGCCATAGACTTTAGTGCCAGCAGTATTCTTCATACGATCATAGAAATCTTTTGCAGACTTCATATCATCAAATTCCATAGGCATAAGCGGCGTACCATCTAATGCTTTCCAATCTGTCTTCTCACGTGTAGGTACGTAGAATGTAGGTTGAAATTTGTATTTGTGAGTTATTGCTTCGCCGTAGTCATTATATCCTCGATAGAGAATAGAATTGCCCAGCTTCGATACATTTGTGTAAAAGCTCATATATTATCCTTTTATTATAGGATTATTATACTATAAAATGAAATGAATGTAAACGTTTTTTATTGAATTCCGCCATCATAATTGCCAAATCCCCAGAAACGTTCTTTACACCACCAGCATTCTCTACATGGTGCATCTGGTATATCTGCTATACATGACGCCGTAATATTAGCAAGATCCATAATACCGTGATATCGATATTGTAACTTGACCCATCTCTTATCAACTGCACCAAGTGGTACAACAGGAGTAGTTTTAGAAAACTCTATTAGTTCTTCAGATGATGGATCTGCATTTGGTATCGTGTGTTGATACATGTTACTCGGACGATAATTATCTGGCATTCCTTGAGTAGTTCCACGAACTATATGCGGAATATTATATTTTTCTTTGATTTCATCATAAAACGGTCTATGATATATTTCTTTAGACGTATCATCTGTTAAATGATATTGTGTTATATGAAGAGAGATCTCTATATTTGGAAATTTCTTTTGTACATATTCGACAATTCGTTTAGCTGCTGCATCACTTTGTTGATGTACATATGAAGTATCATGACCATGTATACAATGTATTTCAACTGGTTTGATACCATAAAATGTTCTATCACTTACCATTTTTGCAAAAAGATATAATAAAAGAGCAGAATCTGCACCACCAGAAAGTGATAGACCTATGTTCTCGTCGTTAGGATATACGTCGAAATAATGCATTGAGCTCCGTAAAAATGGGTAGACCATTACAGTCTACCCTGATATTTATATTACCACACTATATGTGGACTGTGTCTTAGTTTCTCTAATCTTCTTTCAAGATCACACATATCTACTGATTCAGATAAGTATTCTTCATGAAAGTTGATTGATGGAAACGTTAACCATTTGATCAATCGTTTTATCATTTAAGCGGATAACCTCGTAAGCTAGATAGATCGTGATCACATAATGCTCTATATACTGTATCTACAGATTCTCGTCTGTATTCAGTATGCTGTAGCATTCGTGCGACTTCTAAGTTAGCTGTTCGTTGTCTGCCTTCTTGAATTGATTGACCGAAACGTTTGAAAAACTTACCGATGTTTTTCATTGAGTTGCTGACGTGTGTCATGTTTGGATTCCTCGTTTTTACCAATTTTGATTTTACGAGGACGCATTTCTTCTGGGACGACGATCTTCAAGTCTATTGCTAGAACTCCGTCCACTAGATCTGCTCCATGTACTTCTACATATTCGGACAGCCTAAAGGTGCGTCTAAACTTCTTCGTGGATATACCTCGATGAATGAACTCTCTACCTTTAGAGACGTGTTCCCCTTTCACTGTCAGTGTACGTTCTTTGACGTCTACCTCCAGTTCATCTTGACTAAATCCGGCCACAGCAAGTTCGATGAGAAAGTTTTCGTCATCTACTTTTATAATATTATGTGGAGGATAGTGATCATTCGAATGTCTGGTTGTATATTCGAGTTCTTTAAAAAGATGGTCGAAACCTACGAATGAACTACGGGGAAAGTATGTGTGTATGCCTGTCATGTTTATCTCCTTTATAGCAAGCAAGATTATATGTGCACCGACGATTGCCGCATGCACATTTATTTATATCAGGTTTCTGATATTCTTTGAAAAACAACAATATTTTTTGTTGATTTTATAAATTTTAAATTCTTATTAGCAGATATAAATTCTGGTTTATCTATTTCTTTTCGTGATTCTAAATAGTAACCACCATCTACTAAGTTAGTCATGGCATGATTATATGCTGCCATCTTAGATAATCCACTATGTTCCCATATAGGGATATCATTAATAGCGAAAGCAATGTTGCAATCATATTCTCTCATAGAAGATAAGTTTCTTATATCAAGTTCTATGATGTTTTTATGATTATCTAAATTATCTTGATCAAAGCCTGTTATCTTACGAAGTGGATATAGATTCTTAAGTGTATTAATAAAGTTCCCTTTATATGAACCATATTCTACTATGTCACCTTCTGGAAGTCTATATTCCTTTAAAAACTCTTTGCCAAATTCGGCTATAAAGTTTTCCCAATAAGTAGCTTTATTCACGTTATCCTTCCAAAAAGAAGGATTCATATCAATCGTATCCATTAAGTAGATTTTTTTCCAATATTATATTTAGGACAAAGTTCCCATTGATCTTTTTCTTTAAATGGTATAATCTTTATCTGCCGCAATGGCGCACAGTTAAGTGATTCTTTTTTAACCATTGATATCAAACCCCAATCACTTAACAGCGTCGCAATTGTATTACGTCTCTCTAAATCATTTGATTCGAAGTTTGATTTCTTACCATCTAATAAAAATAATTCTTTAAAATGAACAATAAAATATCTACCTTGTTTATGTAGTATATGACAAGATTGAAATAGTTTTTTGTCTCTGCGAGATGCAACACCTATTCGTGTAAGTGTTTCTCTAACTTTTAGGAAATCATCAGGTTCGTTCAGTGTCACCTCGAGCATCGTAGCTGGAGTCCACTCTATATTATTTTGTTCTTCCACCTTTATTCACCTTTATCTTTAACTCTGAAAGCTGAGAAGATGATAGGAGAGGAAGTACTTGGCGAGCCTTGTCATTGCTATAGCCATAATATTCTTTAACCACGTCGATGTCATTTTCTAGTTCAGGTTTGTTCCATTTCGAAAAGCGTTTTCGCTTCCGTACTATATTTATAAGAAATGAATATTGTAACTTATTGTCAAGGTGGTGTTTAGTATTCATCTCATTTGCCATGAGAACTGTATCATTAAAGTATGATAAAGATCGATTAACCATATAAGGTAGATATGCTTTCTCTGCAATGTCATCTACCATGATATCTTTCTTTGTCATATTGATTGAGTTAAGGAATTCGAATGGATTCAAAACGATAACTCCGGTCTCTCTCCCCATGATTCGTCCATACGTTCGATGAGTATATCTTCTGTAAGATCAGTCGAATGACCTTTCATCATATCTCTGCCATCATAATATAACTGAGGAACTGTACTATGTCCGTTTCTCCTCATCATGTCTTTTGCTGCCTGATCATGTTTAATATTAATTTCAGTATATGTGTGACCCCATTCTTTTAGTTTTTCTTTGAGTCTGTCACACCAGTTACATCTGTCTTGTGTATAAAGTATTAGCATTATTCGAACTCCACGTTTGCCATGACTTCTGTCATACAGGCAACTATATTAAGTTCATGATCAGCTACAAACGCATTCTTATATTGATAATCAGCCAGTATAAGCACGAGTTGTGGAATACTAGATGGTTTTACATTATCAACCATGCGATCATAGATACCACGAAATATAGCAGCTGCATCTACGTCAATGTTATTTACCACCCAAGACCGCATTTTCTTGAAATCTTTTTGCTTTAAATGCGATAATAATTCATTATATTGATTGGAATCACCGACATTGATAATACTTTCATCAAGTTTATTATTGATACTACATCGTTGTAGTTCATTAAGTATACGACGCCAATCAGGTGCATGCTTAGATATAACTTCAGCAAGTACTTTACTTGTAAAGGATACTTGTTCGGCATATAGTATTTCACCAGCACGATTCATAAATTGACCACAGAGTTGTGCTAGATCTTGTTTAGTAGTATTGAACTCATACACACCACATCGTGAATGCAATGGTTCTATTATACGATTCTTAAAGTTACATGTAAGAATAAATCGACAATTACTGGAGAATTGTTCGATGAACCCACGTAATGCAGGTTGAGTTGATTGTGGATTTAAGTAATCAGCTTCGTCAAGTATGATAACTTTCTTGCCACCTGACAGTGATACTGTAGATGCAAACTGTTTTATCTTACCACGAAGAGTGTCGATATTACCTTCTTCAGAACCATTGATTATTATGTAATCAAGATCCATCTCATTGCAGAGTGCTTTGGCGACTGTAGTCTTACCAAGGCCAGCTGTGCCGGTGAACAACATATTCTGTAATTCACCGGAATCAAGCATATTCTGAAAGGATTGTTTAAGACTATTCGGAAGAATAATGTCTTTTAATTTGGCTGGTCGATATTTTTCGACCCATAAGAAATCTTTCATTGTGTTCCATTTCAAGTGTTAGTAGTGTCATTATATAATATTTGGGAACAAATGTACAATTATTCTTGAGCTAAATTCTGCATCTCCGTTTCAGCGAGTGCTACGATTTGTACACATTGATCGCGTAGTTGACCAATAGTAGATAGTTCTTCGCCTCTAAAACCACCACGTTGTACAACAGTATCAATAACTGCAATAGTACTACGAGATGCTCTATTAGCAAGATCTACGATAGGTGCTAACTGTGCAGGAGCAGGTGGAGCCACTGGCGCAGGTGCTGGTTCTGCAGCAGGTGCAGCGGGTACTGCAGCTCCTACTTCTACTGTATCATTTACAGTCTTTGGTTTGTTATCTGCCATAATAAATTTCCTCTTTATGTTGTTGAGTATTTTCTTCACTTTTCAAGTGCAATCCAATACTGAATAGGCTTTTCTTTGTGTTCAAAGTTAGAGATGTTTTTATTAGAAACCTTAACTTCGTAATCTCCTGGCACGATTTTAAGGTTATTGATATTGATTACCCACGATCCTTGTTCTTGACCTTGACCAGGAACTTCAATTGTAAATGTGTTGGATGTAGGATTTTCAGTATCAAATACTGTTAATTGAATAGAATTATCTATCCATTCAATCTTCATACTACTGTGGCTAAGAGCACCAGCAGCACGTTTAACTTTACTCAATGTATCATTATCAAGAGTAAATGATAAAGCAAAGTCAGTCATATTACTTGCATTCTCTATCATTTTTTCAGTGGGCGCAGTCAGCATATCAGTGTCAGTAAAAAAATATTTTACTTTTGATCGACCAGTAGCATCTTTAACCGTACACCATTTCTCTTCCATATCAAGCTTTGGTTGATCTACCAAAGATAATACATTTAAGAATTCATTCAAATCATATATGCCCATGTCTTGTTCGAACTGTTCTTCTATATTACACGAAGACAATATATTTTTAGCTTCTGATACAGTCGTAATCGTATTGCCTTTACGAGCAATAAAATTAGGATTTATCGAGCCATAGTTTTTTAAGATTTGCATTGTATTTTCAGATATATTCATACTCATTCCTTTATATATACGTTTTATTATACCATAGTTCAGTCATCTTGTACACTGTTAATTACAGCCGTACTGAAGTTTTTTTGTTTACTAAACTCTATTTTATCTTTGAATCTGCCATCGAGTATCTCACCTTTGTGTGATATAACAAATACATTTGTATCCGTGTCAAGTGTATTCAAGATCTTCATTAGGTTTTCTACGCCATCATGATCAAGAGACGAATCAAATGTCTCATCAAGTACCAATAGGTTTGTGGCCACACTGTTCTTCATCTTAGCAATCTGACGCCATGCGAATAGTAATGCTAGATCGATGCGTTGCTTCTCACCTTCAGAGAATGAATCATATGAGAATGAATCTCTATGACGAGATCGTATAGTCTCAACAAATGCTTCATCAAGATTAAAGTGTACAAAGAAGTCTAATGTCTGCAGATATTGATTAACAAGTTTATTAATAATAGGTAAGTACTCTTTGATTACTTTTGTCTTGATACCTGTATCTCTTAGCATCTCTGACATTACATTATTATATGAATAATCTTCGTTATGTGTTAATCGTTCTTCGGTATAAGCATCTCTCTTTTCTATAAGTTCGACTAGCTCGTTATTTGCTTTTGCTGTATCAGACGTTTTATCACTGAGCTTAACCATCTCAGCTTCACTATCATTCATCTGATTTTGTAACATAGCAATAGATTTATTATTAGCTAAGATCTCTGCATTACGATCTCTGATATCTTTAGATTGTAAGTCTAGTTCTTCAATAGCGTCAGACACCCTAGTCATTTCTTCGGCTGCTTTGTCTATTGCGATCTGTAGTTCTTTTGCTTTAGCTGCTGCATCAGATAGTTTAGTATTACGTACATCTTCTGCTATATCCTGATCGCATGTAGGGCACTGAGTATTATCTTCATAAAACTTAGTTTCTTTTACGATTGCAGATGTCTGTGTTTTAAACTGATGTTGATATTGTGCCAATGATTGTTTCTTATCATGTAGCTTATTTAATCTATCACTTAGTCCGTCTTGTAAACCTTCTATCGATGTAGTATTATCAAAGTTAGCCAACTGCATCTCTGCTATCTGAGCACGATATGTATCGATCTTTTGATTAATGTTCTTTGCGCTCTCTTGATTTAGAGCACCGATCTCACGTATGTACTTACGCTGTAGTTCTATCTTTTCTTTTGTAAATCCTAAGTTATAATCAATATCTTTTAGAGTTTCTCTCAAAACTGTATTACGATCTTTCACAATCATATTCATCTTTGAAAATATATTAATGTCCAGAAGATCCTCAATAACGTCACGCCTGTGCTGTGCAGGCAACTGCATGAAAGGAATAAAACTGCTACTGCCAAGAACAACTATTTGGTGGAACGACTTATGGTTCAATTTGACGATATTTTGTTCGAGGATCTTCTGGTACTCCTTGGCATGAGAAGATT